ACCTAAAGGCTGCATGGAAGGAGAAAGGACTACCAGAGATTAATATCGGTAGTGGAGTCAATACAGGAACGTGTATTGTGGGTAATATGGGTAGTACCACCAGATTTGACTATTCGGTTATCGGTGATGCAGTCAATCTGGCTGCAAGATTAGAGGCCTCAACTCGTAATTATCACAAGGAAGATGGTAGTATTGTTAACACCATATATTCGTCGTACACCCAAGAACAGTTACCAAATGACCTAAAAGGTGTCGAAATAGACAAAATTAAGGTCAAAGGTAAAGAAGAATTAGTAACTATTTACAAATCTCTATGAAAATCAATAACTTAGAAGCTCAGATACCGCTTGACAAATGTTGTCCCGCCCCTTATAATGGTTACATAAGATGAAAAAAGAGGTGACTGAATGAGTAAAGTGAATAATTGGATAATGGAAATGGAAGACAACACAGCTAATGCGGCTGAAGAAGTACTTTCGCAATTGGAAGATGTCACCAGTAAAGAAACAATTCTTTCAAATATACTTGAGTACGTCAAAGAACGTATGGAAATTGTTGACGAAAGTTACATAAAAGAGTATTTTGAAACAAATATTGACGAGTGGCGATTTGAGTTTAATTCAAAATATATCTAATCAAGCCTTGACAAATCCTGTTCAACGTGTTAGCATAGTTATATATGATGAAAAAAGTGAGTAAAAATATGAAGTTTGAATTCTTTTGTGACAAACCCCAGAAAAAAACTGTGACAAGTCACGATCATGTAATCAACTCTAAATGTGAGTGGAATACGCTGTCTAACAAAAATGCAGAAGTCAAAATATTTGATATTGTGATGGATGCAGTTGATTATGAAACTTTCATAAGACTCTATCATGCAGCTATAGTTTCAGAGTATGTTCCAAAAGATGCGATGGAAACCTATAGAATGTGGTGTACTGATATCACTAAAATACTTCTTGACAATGAAGAGAAGAATTTAAGTAGGTTAAAGATCAAAGAGTATGCTTTGTGTCATCGTGATCTGAAAGACTACAAACAAGAGTTTGATTGGGAAATGGTTGCTTTGAAGAAAGCAAAAGAGAAATACCCACCACGTTATAGAGCTCTGTACTACAGACCCGAAGTAAAGGCTGCATTGGCTGCATAAAGAAATTTTATGAAATACTACGAACAAAATGTACTATCCTTTGAAATTGAATGGAAATATTCAGCCACCGTATACAACGAGTGCATGAGGCGTGCAGAGGAAATACTTGCATCATCTATCTTTGCAAAGGTGGTTGATGATAATGATTTGATTGCACTTACTGAAAAACTAGTAGAAGAATACGAGGCATAAATACTTTCATGGACGTTTATACCCACACAATTATTGCAACAAGCGCAATTGCTGTCGCTTACTCACTAGGCAGATATGTGCAAAACAACACGTTGCATGAAAAAGTTGTGGGTTGGGTTCTTGAAAAGTTAGAAAAAGATGGTTTTATTCAAACTAAAACTGACGAAGATGGTGATAAAGAACTAATTAAAATATCAGAAATTATTGCAAAACACATTAATGGTACTTGACTTTTTACATCAAATTGTGGTAAATTTATATTATGACTATGCACCTATTGCCTGCGTATTATACGACAACTAATACACGCAAAAAAAAGAAACCTACTAAAAACAAGAGAATTCTTGCAGAGCGTGCTGCACACGAAAAGTTTCTTCGTAAACATGGCTGTCACCCTGACCAACTTAAAAAGAAACCTAAGAAGTTTGTAGAGTGGAAAGGTCATGATGTATATCGTAGGGAAACAAAATACATTCCTAGTCGCATGGATATGGGCAACATAGATAGTTGCACAAAAAAAGATAATACTGAGAAACTAAAAATATCAGCTGGATACACTATTGCGCCTGCATACAATAAAGGTGCGTACCAAGTAATCACCAAAGACAACGTAAAGGACATTGGTAAATGAAAGTGGAAGTTCGCAACAATAATGTTGATAAAGCTATCCAAATTATGAAAAAGAAGCTACAACAAGATGGCCTCTTTAATATACTTAGAGAACGAGAGTTCTATGAATCAAAAGGCTCTAAACGCAGAAAAACTAAAGCAGCTTCAATTCGTAGACAACAGAGAGAAATAAAAAAGAGGAAGGAAGAACTTGGATACTAACCAAAAAGTAGAAATTGTTGAATTGGAAGAATATGAAAATGTTTCTAAAACTTCAACTCCGTTAAGATTCCAACAACCGTTTGTATGGTACATGAAATGGGCATCTTCAATAGTGCTTATTATTGCGATGGTTATGACCACTAACAACATGTATCCCTATAACATGTATTTACAATGTATTGGTGTTGCTGGTTGGTTAGTTGTTTCAATCATTTGGAACGACCGAGCATTAATAATTGTAAATGCAGTTGCAGTTGCAATTTTTCTAAATGGTATTTTTCAATATCTTACAAGGGGATAAATTATGGTACGAAAGAAAATAACTGCTACCACAGACAACAGTAAGTGGGAAGCACCTGTAAGAAAGAAGTTTCGTAAACCTCGTAAACCTATGACTGAGGAACAAAGAGCAGCTGCATCAGAACGTCTTGCAAAAGCAAGAGCTGTAAGAGCTGCAAAAAATCCTGAGTATGGTTTGTCTGGTATTCATACAAGTTTAAGAGAACTTGATGAAGAACATCAGTTGCATCCAGATAAAGTTAAACAGTGGATTAAAACACAAAAATCATATGCGACAAGTGAACGTGCATCTGTACGACAAAATGTTAAGGGTGCAAGTTCAAAACTTGCTATGCATGAGGGGTATGTTCGCAACATGCAATATTACCTTAAAAATGGCGATTGGATAGATATGTTCTATGGTGAATACATGCAAAACAAAATAAAGAGTTCTTGCAAAGCTTTAGCATACTATTGGTATGGGCCAAAGAAGGGTGAACCAAAACGAGATATTGATACGTTCTATCCTGATTTGGGTTGTGTGTGGACAAAAGAAATGGCGTTAGGAGAATAATTTTTTGGAAGAAGATATTGAAAATAATGTCATTAAGGGGCCATGGAAAAAATTACATGTAAAACAACCCGAAGACATTGAAGCAGAACTTGAAATGAAAATGGAGTTTGCTGAAGACTTAACACAGGAGTTGATTGTTCACATGGTACAAATGTGTAACGATAATAAAATTACCATAAGTGATGGAAAACTTATAAACGACCTTGGTATGATAATTGAATTTACAAAAGGTATGGTTTACAGGGGAATGGAAATACCATACCCCACACAAAACATTGTGGATAGGTTTGTTGATGTTGCTAAAGACAGCGATGGAGCTACTCATACTGATGTTAACATGGAACATTTGAGCAGATTCATAGAGTTGTTTATGTTGGAAGATGATAATGATTCTAGTTGATATGAGCCAAATTTCAGTTGCAAGTGTTATGATGCATTTGCATATGACTAAACAAACTAAACCAGATGATAATATGGTTCGCCATATGATTTTAAATTCGTTACGCATGTATCGTACTCGTTTTAAATCTGAGTTTGGTGAATTGGTATTATGTTATGATTCCAAACACTATTGGAGGCGAGACTATTATCCAGAATACAAAGCTTCTCGTAAGACTACCAGAAAGAAATCAAACCATGATTGGGATGCTATCTTTGAGTGTCTTAACAAAATCAAAAAAGAATTTTCTGAAAACTTACCTTATAAGTTCATAGAAATATATGGTGCAGAGGCTGATGATATTATCGGTGTTCTTAGTGCAGAAACTTCTGATGAAGTTATGATACTATCTGGAGATAAAGATTTTATTCAACTACAAAAGTATCCTAATGTAAAACAGTATAGTCCAATTACTAAAAAATTAATAGACGGCGAAAACCCTGTTACATATCTCCAAGAACATATTTTTAAAGGTGATACCAGTGATGGGATACCTAACGTACTATCACCCGATAATACTTTTACTGAAGGGTTACGGCAAAGGCCGTTAGGTGCTAAAAAGATTTCATCTTGGATTGATAACAACATTGATGATGTGTTACCTAATGATGAAGTAAAACGTAACTACCAAAGAAATAAAAAATTAATTGACCTTACTTGTTGTCCAGAAGAATTGTCGTCTGAGATAATACATACATATAAGGAAGCGGCAGTTAATGACCGTAGTAAATTACTGAACTATTTTATTAAAAAGAGATTAAAAACTCTAACTGAATCTATAGGAGAATTTTAGAATGGATTTATTAATATCAGAAATTTTGGACAAGGTGTCCAAAGCAAAAACAAAACAAAACAAGGTTGCTCTGTTAAAAGAGTACGATAGCCCGTCATTAAGAATGGTTATCAAGTCATCATTTGATCCCAAAATCAAATGGTCACTACCAGAAGGTGAAGTTCCTTTTAAACGAAACGAAGCACCAGCTGGTACTGAACACAGCACTCTTGCATATGAAAGTAGAAGATTGTATCATTACATAGAGGGTGGCAATCCTTCTCTTAGTCAAACCAAAAGAGAGACTATGTTTGTTCAGATGCTTGAGGGTTTGCACGATACTGAAGCAGACGTTCTTGTAGCTGCAAAAGATAAAAGTTTACATCAAGCATATAAAGGTTTATCTGCAAATGTTGTCAAGGAAGCTTTCAACTGGACTGATGAATACATGGTAGATGATCATGCAATTTATCATCAAATGCCAGGCCCTGCGAATGGGTAATTTTTTAAATGATTATGTGAGTTTCGTAGACCACACTACAAGCGATCCTTCCAAACACATAAGTTACTTTAAAGAAACTTGTGACGTAGTTAAAGAACAGGGAATGGCTCCAGAACGTATGCTAACAGCCGCATTGGGGTTGTCAGCTGAATCTGGAGAGTTCACTGAGATTGTTAAGAAGGTTATCTTTCAAGGGAAACCTATGGACGAACACACCAAATATCATATGCAACGTGAACTTGGTGATGTTATGTGGTATGTTGCTCAAGCGTGTATTGCATTAGATACAGATTTAAGTGATATCATTACCATGAACATTTCTAAATTAGAAGATAGATATCCTGATGGTTTCGAAGTTACTCGTTCTGAGAATAGAGCTAAAGGTGACATATAGAAGTGATCGAAAAACCAACTGATAATATAATATCATTATCAGATTTAATCGAACAACGACTTCGTAAACAACAAGAGATAGATTACTACAGAGAAACTCTTATTCATTTAGAGCGAAAGATTGGCGAACTTAGTAAAGAAGTGGATATCACCACTTTAATTATTGATATGATTGAGACTGAAAGAGTCTTGACAATTGATGAGAAGCTTGGTAAAATACTACTATTGAATGACAAAAAGAGAAAAGAATGAATATATTCTATGTAGATCGTGATCCTAAGATTGCAGCCGAGATGCACTGTGACAAACACGTTTGTAAAATGGTGATTGAATATCCACAGCTTATGTCAACAGCTCATCGTGTGCTTGACGGTGATCAATATTATGGTCTTACCAAGAATGGGAGAAAGATTAAACGCTGGAAGTTAAAAGACAAAGTAATGGAAGACAATCTAATGAAAGCGTCACATGTCAATCACCCTTCAAACCTGTGGGTTCGGAAATCTAAAACAAACTACAAATGGTTGTATTCTCTGTGGATTAATTTACTCAAAGAATATACACATCGTTATGGAAAAGAACATGCATGTGAAGGTTACATAAATTTTCTCAAGGATTTGCCAACAAACATTCCTTATAATGAGTTTAGTGATCCACCACAATGTATGCCTAATGATTGCAAAACTAATGATACAGTGTCAGCATATCAAACCTACTACATAGTAAAGAAGTCAAACTTTGCAACTTGGAAACTTAGACAACAGCCGGAGTGGTTCAATGACAGATTTACATACCTTGCTCAAAGATAATATCGCAGTACAACAAGAACAGTTGTATGACGCATATATTAGAATAAAAGAATTGACTGATGAACTTAATGCTTTGAAAAAACAAGTAGCTAATACTCAACTGGAGTTTGACTTTAATGCCAACATATAATTTTTATAACAAAAATACTGATGAAAATTTTGAAAAGTTTATGAAAATTTCTGAACTTGATCAGTATAAGTTAGATAATCCTCACATTAGTCAAAGACCAGCTTTAGTAGCTTTTGTTGGTGATCATATCAGCGCAACAGCTCCAAAGATTGATGGTGGTATGAATGAAAGATTAGAACAGATTGCACATTCAAATCCTGGCTCCCCCCTCGCAGATAGATATGGTGGTTCTACCAAAACAATTAAAGAAATTAAAACAAGAGAAGTTCTCAAAAAACATGGTGTTCTCGATAGGTTAAAAAAATAAATTATAAATAAAAATAATGGTGCAGGCGAGAAATCACACTTCAGCACAGATGCACGGCATCTTGGAAGCTTGGAAGTCAATCCGCCTATGCACCAGAGGGGAGTTGACACCCTCAGGCGAACATCCTTGACTGTTGGCTCCCCTCACCTTATTTTAAATAGGACATAAAATGGCAAGTACAAAAAAGAATAAAGAAATAAACGCAAGTAATTTAGTAACAATAAAACCAATTACAGACAACCAAAAAATTGTTTTTGAGTCTTGGAAGAAAGGACAAAACCAATTTCTTTATGGTGCGGCTGGTACAGGTAAAACATTCTGTGCATTGTATCTCGCAATGCAAGATGTAATGAATTTACAAACTCCATACGAAAAGGTTGTGTTGGTTCGTTCACTTATACCAACAAGAGAGATTGGGTTTCTGCCAGGCGATGAAGACGATAAGTCTGCGTTGTATCAGATACCATATCAAAACATGGTACAGTTTATATTCGAACAACCTAACGAACAATCGTTTAACAATCTATACGATAGGTTAAAGGGTCAAGGCTCATTGCACTTTTTGTCAACTTCTTTTCTAAGGGGATTGACAATGGACAATGCAATTATTATAGTAGATGAGTGTCAGAATATGAATTTTCATGAACTTGATACGATTACAACTAGAGTTGGGCAAGACGCAAAGATTGTATTCTGTGGTGACTTTGACCAGACAGATTTGCAGAAACAAAATGAGAAAAATGGTTTACATGATTTCTTTAGAATACTAGATGAGATGGAAGAATTTAATTGCACCGAATTTACTATTGGTGATATTGTTCGGTCAGGATTTGTTCGTAACTATCTTATCAACAAAATACGCCTTGGATTTGGAAGCGAATAATGAGTACATTTTTTTGGGTTATGATGGGAATAATATTAGCAATTTGGGGCTGGACTATCTACGAGTGTAAGGTTCTTAGAAAACGAGATAGGGAAAGGTGGGAGAAATGAATTTAGAAAAACTTAGAGCTCAACTAGAAATAGACGAGGGAGTAAAATACGAAATTTACAACGACCATCTTGGGTATCCTACTTTTGGTGTTGGCCATTTGGTATTAGAAACTGATCCAGAATACAACTATTCAATTGGAACTTCTATTAGCGAGTCTAGAGTCATCGAAGCATTTGAACAAGATTGTGATAATGTTTTACTAGACTGTACTATTTTATATCCAGATTTTTATGATTTACCAGAAGAAGCTCAACAGATAATTGCAAACATGATGTTCAACCTTGGCAGAACTCGTTTAAGTAAATTCAAGGGAATGAAACGTGGTGTTGATGCAAAAGATTGGAACGCAGCTGCAGATGAGATGGTAGACAGCAGATGGTATCGACAAGTGACAAACCGAGCAGATAGATTAGTGGAGAGAATGAGAGCAATATAAAGTATGTATAATCATGAACCAGTTGAGTTGCAACCTATAACCGCAACAAACCAAGACGGAGTACGTCTATACAAAACCCCAGAGGGTAACAAGTATCCATCAATCACAACTGTTCTATCAGTCCGTAATAAGAAAGGACTAGCAGAATGGCGTAAACGTGTAGGTAACGATGTTGCTAATCACATATCAAGAACAGCTGCAAATCGTGGTACTAAAGTTCATCATATGTGTGAGGATTATCTAAACAATGTTGAATTTAATTCTCCAATGGAATGGGAGAAACACAAAAAACATTTCTTACCGTATTGTCTTTTTCAACAATTAAAAGATAATGCGCTAACTTACATAGACAACATCTATGCTCAAGAAGCTGGATTGTACAGTGACAAGTATAAAGTAGCAGGCAGAGTTGATTGTATTGCTGAGTATAAAGGTGTGCCGTCTATTATAGATTTTAAAACATCAACTAAAGAACGTAAAGATGAATACAACGAAAGTTATTACATTCAAGGTTCTGCGTATGCTGAAATGTTTGGTGAACGTACAGGTGTAGAAATATCTCAGGTGGTTATCTTGGTCGTGACAGAAGATGGAACTGTTCAAGAGTTTGTTAAAGAAAAACACGATTACCTTAATTCTTTAGTAGAAACTATTGC